CCAGCTGTTGCTACAACGACTGTTCCGTCGTTTGCTTGTTTAACTGGATCACCAGTAAATATGCCACTTGCTCCGCTTGCTATAGAGTATTTAGTAGTACCTGTTGTTCCGCCTGGAGCAGAACCAACTTTTGCAATTGGTCTTAAACCAAAAGCTTGGTCTATGTTAGCCATAGTAGTCTCCTAAATAATTTCAGAGACAATCATCTTACTAATTAAGACTTCTTGCCCCCAAATGTTACTCTGCTTTGCCTATCTTGTGAGATTGGCATTGCGGGGTGCTCGTCTTTATGTAGATCTTCTTCTATTGCTCTTGTCTTATCGTTTGTAAGATTACGGAAATATTCATCCCGATCCTCTTTTACTTCGATTGGACATCGCATTAAAATTAATCCGCCCGTACCTATTACGCCTTTGTATTTACCGTCTGCGATAGCTGGAAGATCCATTCTATCGGGATACTCATCTGATTTAACAAGTTCATATCCACTTCGTAGCCTACCAATGACATTTTTTTCATCTTGTTGGCCACGATATTCGGCTCTTACCCACCTATGGTGAAAACCTTCAGGTGGTTCTGGTGCGTCTAGATTCGATGGAGGAACCCATCCCCTCTTTCGAGTCACCTTTTCACGGGTTTCTTGTTTGCGTGATAGATTTTTCATTCCTTTAGTAGTCATTTACGCCTCCTATTCTTTCACGTGTTTCGCGTACTCTTCAAGTGGCACACCAAGTTTTTTTGCAATAGCTACCTGTGAGGGTGTGAGTTTCACAGTGCGGCGCCCTGATGGCGATGATCTTACAGCTGAAGCCACTTTTTGTGACCTCGGTTTGTTGACCTCCCCTCCGTCCGAAAACTTATGGGGAAACTCTTGTCGTATACGTTTATCTATCTGATTATAATACTCATCGTCGGTTGGATCAATACCTTCTTGCACTAATTTGTTATGAATATCATAAGCAGTGTAGGTCATAGCATTATCTGTGCCAAACCATTTGTTCTTATCTGCCCAAGCTACCGCCTTTGGATCATACTCTCTTTCAGGTTGTGCCTGTGCTTGACCACCAATTTCTGCTTGCATTACTTGTTCAAAGTCGTCCTCTTTTTGAGTCTCCATTTGAGTTTTTCTCTGTAATGCTTTAGCTTTTGAAACTTTTAATCTTTCATCTTCTATAGTTAATCTTCCTATTTCTTGTTGAGCCGCTACTTGCTTTTCTACGTCTTGAGCTTGTATTGCAGCCTGTAAAGCCCTAGTTGCAAACTCTTTTTGACTGGCAATAGCTTTTTCTCTATCTGCTAAGGTAGTATCAGTAAGATTAACATTCTGCACATTTGCAGCTTTAAACTTATCATTTATTTTTTTTGCGTATTCTATGGCAGCTTTTTCTCTTCTCTCTGCCTCACGCATTTTTCTAGTAAGCTTATCAATACGTTTTTGCACATTTTGACTATAATCTTCAAGCTCACTTTCTTTAGTTTGTTCAGCAGGTGCTTCAGCTTGTTGCTCTTCAACTTGTTCTACTTGCACCTCTGGTTGTTTAGTTTCTTTATTTTCTTCAGTTTTCTCAGGATTTACTGTAACCTCGACTGGATCGCCCGAAGTATCTATCGGTACCATCTTGTCTTGCTCTGATTGCACTTGTGGTTGCATAGACTTCTCCATGTTTATAATATGTTAGCTGGCAATATATCTCGAGGATCATCAACAACCGCCAGAACTTCATCGTCATTAATAATCCTTAACTCACCACCATCAATCTTTATTCTAGATCCAGCGTATCGAGTTATTATAATCCAATCGTCAACTTTACAGTATGGTCCGTTTGGAAACTTTTCTTTGTCTTTATATGCATCTGGTCCAACTTTTAAAACTTTACAAATGTTAGTTGTAAGTTGTGATTCTTGTATAGTTTCATCTGTAAGTAAAATACCAGATTTAGTTTTTTGATCTAATTTTAAGGGAAATAATACTATGTGGTACCCAACAGGGTTTGGAACTTTTTCAAGTTCTTTTTTCTGTTTTTCAACAGCTTTGCCGTCCCATACATGTTTCGGCACAATTAATTTATTCATCGTCAAGCTCCGTTTTCTTAAGCAGGTCCGTGAGTTCCTGTTCCTCTTGTTTAAGTGCTGCGAGTTTGCCAGTAAGATACTTATAATCTTCCCAACTTTTACACAGTCCTCCCAGTATAGACTGTTCTACTTGCTTTTGTCTATCTATTAATTGTTTTTTATATGCGCTAAAAAAGTTCTCTAACCGCATGACTTCATCAATTCTGCCATTGATTTAGCTCTGTTAGGGGTTTGTTTTGCCCATTTTGAGTCCAACATTTCAAAACTTGCACCAATATAATTTTTTTCTGCTAGAGCTTTCCACATATTGCGAAACTTTGATACACCGTTTTTTCCAAGTTGAAACACCATTTCTACGAGTATTTCTTGCGCTATCTCATCAATGTCCGTGCAATCATGTTCTTCTTTTAGTTCTCTTGCTCCCTTAATTGCGTTTTGTAGATCGTCAAGTAAGATATCCATTAAGAATTTTTCTTCGTACTCTTTATCGTCCTCCCAAAAATCTTCGACGCAAAGATGACCTACGCCCACGGTTCTCTTACCAAGTGTATCGAGATATACTTTATTACGATACCCTTCGTGTTTCTTGACTGATTCCATTAATCTTTCTAGATTCATGCCTTTCCTCTCTTTTTTCTTATGGCTTGCTTGCCTTTTTTAGCAATCGCAGCTTGTTTATTTTTGCCTTGAACTTTTGCTCTTTGCTCTAATACAGTTAAAATTTGAATTTTTCTAGCAAAAGGTTTCTTAACTTTCTTAACTTTTGAAACAGTGCGTTTTGCATCAGCAGGAGTAGCGTACTTGATACCTACAGTATCTTTGGGGTTTTCATCTGTGTACAGACGACGACCACTACCTTTTGGTTTTTTTCCTGTTCCTTTTAGTGGATCTTTTCTTTTTCTCGACACCTTTTATTACTCCTTTATTTTTTGATGCATAGAATACAGCCTCAGCATCTTTACCGTAAGTCTTCTTCATAGACTTCATTATCTTTTGACCTTTTTTATTTAATGGCATTAAAAAGTGCCTCTAAACCCAAATCCTCTTTGAGCTGCACCCGCTCTTCTTTGATCAGAAATAATACCACCCATGTTCTTTTTAACGATTGTCTTAACATTAGTTGGTTTACCACCAACACCTTGTGCTTTACTTCTTTTTCTTTTGACTGCTGAACGTCTTTGACCTTCAGTCATTTTAGCAGCTTTTGCCGCTGGCACACATTTAGGATATTTTCTTTTGCGGTCTGCTTTTAATTTTGAACGACCACATTTTCTAAAACCACCACCAGGTTTTTTTGATCCAATATCAACCCAGTTTTGTTCGAACCACTTCTTGAGGCCCATTATCCAAACTTAGTTTTTTTTCTCTTGTCATCTCTAACAGCACCACAGCCTCTTGCTATGCCACCATTATTAAACTGAGAAACTTTTTTACGTTGTTGTGATAATTTATTAAAGTCTACAATCTTACCTCCATCTGCTTTACCTGCAGGTTTTGGTCCTCTAAAATCTTTTCTTTTTACGCCTCTATCATCTTTAACTTTACCAGCACAAACTTTGGAAGCGTAAGCATTTGCATACGCGCTAGGGTAAACTTTAAATTTACGCTTAGCTGCTGCTTTACCTCTTGGACATAACTTTGTCATTTCTTCCTCGCTGTTTGTTTTGCTCTCGCAAAGTTAGCTGCGGTAGGTGCACCCTTTGCACCTTTCTTACGCATTTTTCCGCCACGTTTTCTTTTGGCATGAATATTAGCATATAAACCTTTTCTCATCTAGACTTTCCGTAACCTCTTTGTGCTAATCTACCTGCAACGCCACCATGATGTTTACCTGCAACACCACCTTTTTTAAGTCCTTGTTTTTTTAAACCATTGATTGCTTCAGTGACGCCACCGTTAGCTTTTTTAATTACGCCTCTTCCGATTAAAATATCTTTCATCGTAACTTTTCCGTCTTTGTTAAGATCTGGAAAAGATTTCTTTTTGTTTTTTTTCTTAGCCATTTTATTTGCCCCTTCTATTTAAAACTTTTTGCAAAGTCTTAGCTTGTTTTGCATGAGTGTTAGAAGCTTTTTTTAAACCTTTAATTACTTTTTTTACAGATTTAATTTTATTTTTTTTCATTTCTTTTT